CGGGTTCGGTCAGTTTCCACCAGACATGCAGCTTGGCAGCACCCTCGGGCGTGCGGCCGCCACTCTCCACAATCAGGGTGGGCGTCCCAAGGTGGCTGACGATGTGGTTCAGCTTGGCCGGGATGTCACCCGCGTCGAGGTCGACCACGAGGGCCTGCATCTGCAGCACATCTGCGGCGCGGGCCTGGCCCTGTTCGGCCACCGTGCCGGGGATGACATAGACGGCCGCCCCTTCACGATTGGCCCATGCCGCGAAGGTCGCCAGTTTTTCGCGGGCGGTACCATCGGCCGCGATCCAGATGTTGTGGGGCTTGCCGTCCCGGCCCTGACCCTTGTCGACAAAGCCGCGCAGTGGGATCAGGCCCTCGCACCAGCTGAAGACGACATCGAGGAAGATGGCGATCTGGTCGGGGTCCGGATCGCAGGCGAACGGGTTTTCGGCTGGAGGACCGTCGTTGAAATCCATCCACGGGTTGAAGTGCAGGATGCTGTCCTCGCTCACCGCTCCAGCCTCCAGCAGCGCGCGGCCCAAGGGCAGAAGCGGCATTCGAAGAAATCGGCGCTGGCGGCGATGCGCGGCAGCAATTCGCCCGCGTCGGTCGCCTGCAGGATCCGCACCCCGCGATCCGACATGCGCTGCGCAAGATCGGCATCGAAGGGCACCAACTCGTGGTGCATCTCGGCCGTGTCTTTGTTGATGGCCGTGAACACGGCGGGCGCGGCGCTGATGCCTGGCACGCTCGCATCCATGTAGGCCTGATAGACGGCGATCTGCGCGGCATAGACCGGCTTGGATTTCGTCACGCCATCTTTGACGCAGGCCCGCCAGTTCTTGGCGTTCATCGTCTTGCATTCCCAGAGCGCGGGAACGGCGAGATCGAAACCCACGGGGCCAGCAGCGATGATGCCGTCGACATGGCCCCGGATGCGCCCACCCGCGACGGAAAAGCCGAACTGGCCGCCATCGGGTCGGTTGCCCTTCCGAGTGTAGAGGTCGAAGCCCGCGTCACGCAGCCAAGCAACGGCCAGGTCTTCAAGCGCATGGCCGATGGCGAAGATGCGCAGTGATTGACCGCTGAAATCCTGGCCCTCGTCTTTCGGCGTGGCCGTGAATTCAAACTGCAAGGCACGCTCGCAGGCGTGGCCAAGGCGCGACCCGCCCAGATAGTCACGGGGCGTGCGTGTCGCCTGATCGGCAGTCAGGGCAAGGTCAACGGCGGCATTGACCTGGTCGGCAAAGCTCGGGCGGTGATTGAAGTCCAGCGTCAAAACGGCACCTCCGGCGCATTGGCTTTGGCGATGTCGGACATGGCCTCGCGGAACCCTTCGACAGCCTCTTCGATCAGGGCACGCACCTGCGCCTCGGTCAGACCGGCCAGCGGGGTGGACCAGCCGATCTCGTCCATCAGCAAGGCGACGCGCTTCATGGTGGCGGCGATGGCCGCGCGCTCTTCATCGGTCAGGTCAACCATGGCCACACGCTCCCGCGCCAAACGCGTCCAGTAGCCTTGGCAGGACATCGAGCAGAACCAGACCGATGGCCGGGGCCGCTTCGAGCGGTGCGGATCGAACCAGCCAAAGCCACGGCTGGGTTGCCGGCAGACAGCACAGAGCGTTCCACGCGGATGCCAAAGCCGCCGCCGGTCCTCGGCCGTGATGATGGTGATGGAGGTCATGGGTCATGCCGCCCTCCGTTCGGGGCTGGCAGCGCTGTCGATCAGCTGGCGGATGGCGCGCTTGTTGAAGCCGAAGGTCATCAGCGCCGAGGCGCGATAGCGGGTCAGGCCGAAGTCATGGCGGCATTCGGGGGCCAAGTATTGCAGTTGCTTTTCGGTCGGCGGCTGGCGCAGCCAGGAACGGGTCTTGAAGGCGCTTTCGTCGGTTTCATGGGTGTTCAGCCAGTCGTCGGCCTGCGCCAGACAAACGGTGCGTTCGCCAACACCCAGCAAATGCGGTCGTTCGCCCTTGCCACCACCCACCGCATACCAGACCCCGTCCAGCCAGAAGATGCCGCCCCAGGCGGTGAAGCCCGTGGCCATCATCGCGTCATCGGTGCCGAAAAGGTCGACCCACGCGAAGCTGGACCGTTTCAACAGGTCAATCTCGGTCATGATGAAACCCGACAGCGGGGCCGTGCTGCTGCCGTCGCCGCCGTCTTCATCCTCCCGCGGGAACACCTCGCCACAGAGCGGGCATTCGGTTGTAGCCAGCGGGATTTCAGCGCCGCAGCCGGGGCAGGATTTGGTCGGGGCTTCGCCAGCCTCGGTCTTGCCTTCCAGATCGACATCTTGTTCCAGCGTGCCGTGGATCAGGCTGGAAGTGCCGAAATCCAGCACCACGCAATCGGTCTTCACGATGCCGGGGTGTTCTTCCGGATCCACGATGCGCAGGCCACGCCCGACCATCTGGATCATCGTGGACTTGTAGGAACTGGGGCGCAGCAGCACGACACAGGAGGTGGGCGGGTGATCCCAGCCCTCGGTCAGCACCGCGACATTGACGATGACGCGGATCTTGCCCGCCGCATAGTCGGCAAGGATGGCCTTGCGGGTGTCTGACGCCAGATCGCCGTGGATCAGCGCCGCCGTGATCCCTGCCGCGCGGAAGGCTTCGGTGACATGTTCGGCATGGGCGACGGTGGAACAGAAAATGACGGTCTGGCGGTCGCCCGCCTTTTCCTTCCAGTGGCGGATCACCTCATCGGTGACGGGCGCGCGGTCCATGATGCCCGCCACTTCGGCCATGTCGAAATCCGACAGGGTCTTGCGGACAGACCGCAACTCGTCCTGCACGCCCACATCGATGACAAAGGTCCGGGGTGGCACAAGGTGGCCCGAAGCGATCAACTCGCCCAGACGCACCTGGTCAGCCACGTTGTCGAAAACCTCGCGCAGCCCCTTCTTGTCGCCCCGGTTCGGCGTCGCCGTGACCCCGAAGATGCGGGCATCGGGATTGGCTTCGCGCACCCGATCAATGATGCGGCGGTAGCTGTCAGCCACCGCATGGTGCGCTTCGTCGATCACCAGCAGGTCAAGGCGCGGCATGTCAGCCAGGTTCGTGGTCCGTGCCAGCGTCGGCACCATGGCGAAGGCGACCTGACCACCCCAGGATTTCTCGGTGGCGTCGATCACGGAGGTGGAAATCCCCGGCACCACCCGCTGGAACTTTGCCCTGTTCTGTGCAGTCAACTCGTCGCGATGGGCCAGCACGCAGGCTTTGGCACCGTCACCGATCATTTCGCCGGTGACCGCCGAAAGCATGATGGTCTTGCCAGCACCGGTCGGCGCCACGCCCAGCGTGTTACCGCGGGAGGAGAGCGCAGCCACACTGCGCTCAACAAAGGTTTTCTGGCGGGGGCGCAGGCGCATGGCCGAACCCCCTTACTGGGCCCAGCTCGGCCGCCCGGCATTGCCGGCGGCGGAAGCGGGCTGGCTGGGACGGGTGGTGGCCGTCTGCTGCGGGGCATAGCCTTGCGGGGCGGCGCTGCCGATCGGCAAAGCGGCCGTCCCCATCAGGGCGGCATAGTCGCGGTGGTCCGGCGTGACAGCACCCCGCACCTCGTTCTTGTCATCACCATTGGTGTCCTGGCCGATGTCGATCCGGGCCACGAATTCCAAGCCATCCAGATCGCCGAACCCGTTGATGCGGCGGCGGGCCTGCGCTTCGGGCGAGTTGTCCTTGTCGGAAATACCGCGCGCCGAGTTCAGGATGCCGCAGATCAGGCTGCGGCCCATGTTGGCCCAATCCGGACCCTTGGGGCTGTAGAGGCCGATCAGCGACCAGATCTTGCGGCGCGCATAGGGCCCGTCGACCACCGTGTATTCGGCGTCGAGGTAGACCGCACCGGTCGCGGCGTGCTTGGCGAAACCGCCGGTCCAGCCCTGCGACGGATCATCGAAACCGCCGGGGCGGATGGTCAGGCGCACCTTGGCAAGCGTGCCCTTCGGGATGACGTTGGAGTTGGATTGGGCGGAGTTGAAGTCGTTCCAGATACCGGACATGGCACGGTTCCTTTCAGTTGGAGTTGGTGGAAGGGGTGATTTCTGCCGACGATCCGGCAGGGTCGGCCGAGGCGACGACCGGATAACTCAGGCGTTCCAGTGCCGGGCGGATCGGGCTCTGGATCTTGGCCATCAGCCGCCCGAGGTGGGGTTCCTCGACCATGGCGAGACGCCCCGAACGGTCCTTGGCGGGGTAACCCCAAGGATTCAGGGTCTGGCAGACGAAGGTGCGCTGGGGCTGGCCATTGGCATCGGCGATGTCGGCCATGGTGATGACCTGGTCGACGATCCCCGGCAGCTCCAAGCCGGTCTTGCTGCCATCGATCTGCGGCTGGAAGACCTTGCGATTGAAGTCGTCCAGCTTCTCGTCGAGGATCCCGACGAACCAGACATGCTTGCCGCGTGCGTGCTGCAGGTGGGTCAACCACCCGATCATCTCGCGGCCATGGAGCCCGTAGGCACCCCGGATGTCCGGCTTGCCGGTCTTGTCCGAGAAGGCTTCGGGCTGACCCCGGCACCACTGAAAGCAGAGCCGACCCGCGACGGTGATGCTGTCGATGAAGATCGTCTCGTAACGATCCACCACCGCCGGATCGCCGAAACGGCCGCAGACCTCATCGAAATGCGCCTGGCTGTAAGGCTGGTCCTCGCGCAGCGCCGGGTTCGGCCCGCCGATGAACACCGCGAAGTCGCGGCACTCTTTCCAGGTACGGGGCCGCAGCGAGTCGCCGTCCCAGCCCTCGACCGCCAGATCCCCGGCTTCAAGATCCATGAACAAGGTGGTCGAGGCATTCAGTGTCCACAGCAGGCTGGTCTTGCCGATGCCCGACCGGCCAAAGATGCAGCCCTTGATGCCCTTGCGTTGCGCCAGCCGTTCGTCGGCGCTGATGATCGGGAGGGCCATTACTTGCCCCCCTTCGCTGCGATCAACGCATCGCCAGCGATGTCTACGCCCCGAGCGCCGACTTTGCGCGCTTCGTCCTGCAAGGTCCGCAAAGCATCGATCTCGCGGTAGAGGACCGAGGACTGTTCGTTCAGTGCGATGAGCGCGAAGGCCAGATCGTCCACAGTCGCGGTTTCGATCGGCTTGACCGTTTCCTCGCGACGGTTGCCCAACGCGAGGATCCGGATGGTTTCTGGCAGCTTCTCGAGGCCATAATGGCGCGCGCGCAGCTGGCTCAGTTTGCTCTGGCCGATCATTTCGTCACCTCGTCGTTCAGGGAAAGGCGGAAGCGCTGCTTGCCGGTCCGCACCGTGCGCGCGCCCTCGAACGCCATGCGGATATGCGCGGGCCAGGCGGAGTACTTGCGCTCGGCAACATCAAAGGAGATGTCGACGTACTCAGTGGGGTTCTCGCCATCCGCCTTGATGCGCTCGACGAGGGACGCGAGCTTCGCCTGGTCCCAATCGACCCGCTTGGGCAGTTCAGCGACCACGGTCACAGCGCCATCGGCGAAGTGGATCGTGCCGGTGTCTTTGCCATCGGCATTGCGCGCGGCATGCGCCCGGTCGCCGTACTTCAGCGCGATCGCCCCATCGAGCCAGTCGCAGAGGCCCTTTGCGTTGCGCAGTTGGTCTTCGGCTTCCAGACGCAGAGGGGCGAGTTCTTCGCCCGAAAGTGCGGCGATGGCGCCGACCTGCATGCCGCGCAGGTCATTGAGGGTGATGCGGTTGGGGATGTTCATGACCGCCCCCTCACGCGAACTTCACGGCAGGCTTGTCAGCCGTGCTCGCGCAGTGGCGGTCGGCTTCAAAAGTCTCGACATCATCGAGCCGGTACACGACCCGGCCACCGATCTTGATGAAAGCGGGCCCCGCGCCCGTCCAACGCCAGCGCTCAAGCGTGCGCGGGCTGATTTTCCAGCGAGCTGCGAGCTCGACCTGGTTCATGTGGGTGGTCGTCATCTTCTACTCCTTCGGATCAGATCGCGTCCGAAGGCAAAATCACGCAGATGATGGGAGAAGAGCGACGACCAGGCCGGGAGAAGAACGGGGAGAAATTACCCTAGAACTCGAACCCCCAGAGTCCGTTATTCGATTTTAGGTAGGATTCCAGGTGGGCCCACTTCGCGTTGCCGAAAGTGCGTCGCAACGATCCGGATCCCGAACCGGCGGCCGTCAGCAACTCTTCTGCTGAGTAGCGCCTGCCCTCCTTGTGGCCGGCTACAAGCGCTCGAATGATCTTGATCTGGATATCGGTCTTAAAGCTGACCGGCTCGCCGCCAAGGATGCTCAGCCGCTTGCCATCGGGCGACAAGTTCAAGACCTCTGTCGGATCTGATGGATGCGCTCCATCAAGACGGGCCCCAAGCATCTCTGGATGGACCGCAAGCCCATCGTTGAAATCAATCAGGTCACGAAAATTGACCACCACCTGCCCCGGCACTGACGCGAGCTTGATCAATCTCGATGGCGTCGTTGTCAGCACGATGCGCGTGCGCGGCGCTGGTCGTGACTTTGCCACCTCTGAGACCTTTGTCGCGACGGCCTCGTCTGCCAGCCTGCGTGCAAACCAGACTGGCATTCGCTCGGCACGGCGACCCAGCCGAACATCTCCAATTTCCCACAAGAGATCGGGACTCAACATGATCGGACCGTGGCGGGCGACCAGATCGAACTGCGCTGTCAATCTTGCAATGACTGCCATCATGTCCAACCGAAAGAGAGCCGTCTGTTGTGGAGCAACTTTCACCCAGCCTGCGGCGTTGCTGAAATAGCCGTGGGAGCCATCATTTGGCGACCAGATCAGGGGAACCGGCTCATCGTCGTGGTCGACCAGCGAGGTGGTCATTGTGTCATCGCCATTGCGCACCAAAAGGCCCGCGGCGAGAAGCTGCCTTCCCGCCGCGGCAAAGTATGTTGACAGCGCCTTGGCCGAGATCGATGCCCGTTGAGTCTCAGCAATTGTGCTGATCAGGTCCAACGTCGGTTGATCAATCCTCGAAGAGCGGCGGGTCATCGACCAGGATCCCCCAAAGGCGCAGATACTTCTCGCCGATAAGCTGTTCCTGTTCGGTCTGATCCTTGAGGTTGCACCCGTGTGGCATCGTCACCGCAAGAGTCAGAGACCGACCACGACGCGCATCTCCCTTGGGGTAAAACTTGATCGCCAGCTTGGCTTGCGTGATCACCCAACCGCGCATTAGGGGATTCGTGGCGCCGAACTCCTCGTCTGCCATGTCCCAGATCGTGCCGCCCGCGCGAGCAGTATTTTCGAGCGTGACCCTTCGACCCTCGTGATCGATCGGCATCAAGCGCAATTGGCGAACGTCAACCCGCTCGATTCCGTCCTCTAGGTCAGTCGGGAAGCCGAACCGGTTGCGCAACACCGAAAGGTCGTATTGACGCATCGGGACCTTTTCGCTGCTAAACTCGACACCCAGAAGGTGGCGAGCAACGAACTGCGCCAGCTCCGAACGGCTTTCACGGTCATTGGCCACGACTTCTATGACACCGGTCGATGGTTCATAGGTCATGGCCGCTTCAAAAACGGGACGATAGGCACGTCGGACAAGTTCCCCATCGTCGTCGAAAGCAAAGTGATCGTCTGGCAGGCCTTCCCGGTAGACCGTGATCTGGACCAGATCGCAGTCCTCCCCGTCGAAGGTCGGGCGGACACGCTCAAAGATGTCGACATGGATATTGTTGGAGGCGAAGCGCTCGCGAAGCGCCGCCCTGAAGGCATCAATCGAAATCGAATCCCGGCGAACAATGCAATCGGCTACACAGATGAAACCATCCCAGCTGCGCCCGCGCCGCCGTTCGTCCGTGAAGCGGACCTCTTCCGCATGCTGGAACTGGGTGCGCTGGTTCAAGAACATCCAGAGCGCCCGATCATGGGGGTTTGCCAGACCATCCAGAACGGACCGATCCGCGACGACGCTATAAAGCGCAACTTGCCCGGCATCATCTGACATTGAGCCGACGCGATCTGCATCGTTGACAACGCGGCCGCGAGCCGCGTCGTCCATTTCATCTACTGCCTGAAGCAGAGGCCGAACGACATCGGGTTCGGGCCCTTCCCAATCCAGCGCCATTGGCAGCTCGATCCCGGACGTGTTGAAGTACGCCCGCAGCGATGCCACCGGTGTATTGCGGATGAAGCTGGTGATCGACGCCATCTTGTTTTCCCCTCAGCCCTTGACGTTGCGGGGATCGTTGCCGTGCGAGTCCGACTGTGCGATCCGACCATCCTGGTTGTGGATCTTAAATTCTGTCCCAGCGTTGCGGCTGATTTCGCGGCCACGGTCAACAGCTTCACGTTTTGTATCGAAGTGCCCGCTCGCACGATCGGCCCCGCCACGGCGAACATCCCAGCCCCCGCGGTCACTGGGCACCACATGATGCGTGCCTAGTTCCTTGCCCTTTGCCATCTCTAGTCTCCTTTCGATTCTCGCCATGTCGGCTGATCTGCTAATGAGCGTATCGCGCAATCATGAGGAGTCAATCGCAAAAATACGCACTTCCGCAGATTCGCGATTTCTTAGCCGAAGAGTGAGGCTTGGCCTGTCGTCGTCGTAACAAGGTTGAGCTTCAAAAGCCGGACGCGCGCCGCCTCTTCCGAAACAGCAAAGCGTTCCATCACCATTTGCGTCAGAACGGCTGCGTGGTCCGATGTGACATGGATGTTGCCATGCAACTCCCGCGGGCTGCAGTAGTCCGAAACCAGTCGTCGCACGGGGGTCACTGGCATCAGCAATGCGCCGCTGATGTATCCAGCTTGCCACTCCATCCAGTCGGACTGTGGAGCGTTTAGGATATTGTCCCGTTTGGAGACTGCCTTGTTGGCATGAGGCCGCCGATCAAGAAGATCACCAGTAGCGAACTTCTCTGCCCAAAGCGGGCCATGAAACTTCACATGTCCGAATTCATGGGTAAGTGTTGTGCGGTAACGATTCTCCCGTCTGTCATCGCCCGAGATGTGCGCCGAGATCGAAACCTTCGGCCCTTTGTCCGGAAAGAACTCGGTGACGCCTTCAACGTCGTCACCGTAGGCCTTGAGGTCAGCATAGCAGTCTAGTTCGGCGTCATGATTTTCGATGAGGACAGTGAGGTCGTCGGTCAACACCGGATACTCGACCTTTCCGCGCCGTTTCTGCAGCAGTTCGCGGATGAGGCGCTCGCAATCGCTGTCGAGCTCCTTTTCCGTGAAAAAGGGCCGCTTGGCAAAGCGTCCAGTGTTGTCTTGGATCATCTTCACCATGCGTGCCTCTTTACTCTTTCAGTGTGCGTCTGAAACTCATGAATGCGGCAACGACCCTTTCCGGGTCAGAAGTATCGGTCCGCAGGTCATCCGGAAGTCGACCTGCGAGCGCGAAAAGGTAGTCCTCCGGAATGTTCAAAATCCCCGAGAACTGGCGGATCAAGTGCCCCGAGCTTGGACTGCGCCGGTCGTGCTCGATGTCGTTGAGGTATTGCGGTGATATCGCACCGGTCTCCTCCTCCTTCATCACACGTGTCGCGAGCTCCTTTTGGCTCAGACCCAAAGCTTTCCGGGCCCTCGAGATCGCCTGGCCGAAGGTCACGCCTTCGGCAGACATGAACGGTCCATCGCGTCTTCTCCCTGTCAATCCGCTTGTTCGCGGATATGCGAACTGATACGCGTTATCCCCAAAAGTATCAACAGCGAAGCGGGATGTGACGTTCGGAGCCAGGAGCTAATAAATGATCAGGATCCTTCACACGGCCGACGTGCACCTCGACTCCCCGTTGAGATCCCTCGCGCTGCGCGACCCCGAGCTGCGGGATCGGGTCCAAACATCGAGCCGCACTGCGCTCTCCAGGATCGTCGACATTGCGCTTGCTAATGATGTCGTCGCCCTTCTGATTGCAGGGGATCTGTTCGATGGGGCGGAACGTAGCGCGCGGACAGCCGCCTTCCTGACGCTGCAATTGGAGCGCCTGCGCGAACACGGGGTCCGCGTGTTTTATGTTAAGGGCAACCATGACGTCGAGAATCCACTTACCGGCGAGTTGAGTTTGCCAGACAACGTGCATGTCTTCGACGGCCGTGGCGGCAAGGTGCAGCTTGCCGAGGGCGTCTGGATCCACGGCGTCAGCTTCGCCACCCGTCATGCCCCCGAAAACCTGCTGCCAAGGTTCCCTGCGCCGGTCGACGGCGCGGTCAACGTCGCGATGCTGCATACATCCCTCATGGGTGCAGAGGGCCACGATCCCTACGCACCCTGCACGGTCGGAGACCTGACGGCAGCGGGTTTCGACTACTGGGCCCTGGGGCATGTTCACCGCCGGCAGGTCCACTCAAACGCGCCATGGGTCGTGATGCCCGGAACGCCCCAGGGACGCGATATCGGCGAGCCTGGTCCGAAATCCGCCACGCTGTTGACCATCGATAAGGTAATCGAGATCGAAGAAGTGCCTACTTCGGCCGTCGAGTTCATACACCTCGTCATCGACGCCACGGATACCGAAAGCGACGATAACCTACGCGATCTGCTGAAGCGGACACTGCGAGAAACGGCGCGAAATCTAGTGTCGGAAAGCGCCGTGATCCGCCTGGAACTGACCGGGCGTACGGGGCGCCGCTGGCAAGTGTTGCGCGATCAGGATGTGTGGAAAGAGACCGCTGCGCAATATGCCCGGGAGACGGGCACTCTATGGCTGGACAAGGTCGTGTTCGACCTGTCCGACACCGCGGAGCCCGGGCACAGCGCAACAGACGAGTTGGCCGGAATCATGAAGACCATCAGAGAGGAACCCGGGTTTTCTGAGACCTGCCGCGAAGAGATTGAAGGCATTCTGCAGGAATTGGCGCCGCAACGGCGTGCTGAGCTGTTGCCTGATGAAGCTGCGATGGACCAGCTTGCGCAGCGTCTCGCAGAGGCCGGCGCAGAGCGAATCCTTGCGCGAATGAAAGGAGCGACGCCCTGATGCGGATCGAGCGGCTCTCACTCGACTTTTTCGGCCACTTCACGGGTAAGACTCTAGATTTCGGCAAGAGCGGTCAGGCTTCGGATTTCCATCTGATCTACGGCTCGAACGAAGCCGGCAAGACCACAACTATGGAAGCTTATCTACGTCTTCTCTACGGCTTCCCTCATCGCGAGCCGTACGGTTTCCAGCATCAACGACAGAATCTTCGGGTCTCCGGTATGCTCGACATCGGAGGCAAAACCCGATTTTTCACGCGTCTGCCGTCCCGCAGCGGCAACCTCAGGGGAGAGGCCGATGCGGCCCTGCCCGAGACCGCGATCGCCTCGCACCTCGCCGGGCTATCGCTCGACGACTACCGCGGCCTGCTTTGCCTCGACGACGACACCATCGAAAAGGGTGGCGAAGACATCGCCAGTGCGCGAGGCGATATCGGCCGATTGCTGTTCTCTGCGGCGGCCGGTGTCGCGGATCTCAACGCCGTTCTTGAACAGGCGCGGGCGGAGGCAAACGGCCTCTACAAGAAGCGCGCCAGCACCACTCGGGTTGCGGAACTAAAGCGCGAGTTAGCCGAGATCGAGGGCTCCATCCGAAATCTCGATGTCAGCGCACATGCTTGGCGGAAGCTTAAGGATGCGCGTCAGGCCGCCAATGATGAAGAGGCGAAAGCGCGGAGGGCAAGGGACGACCTTCGCGCCGAACAGGTGCGCATCGCTGCGCTGCGCCGGGCCCTGCCCAATCTGGGTGAGATTGACCGCCTTGCGGACGAGATCGCGGATTGCGCGGACTATCCCGAGAGGATCGACATCAATCCGGAAGACCTGGTCAAGATGAAAACCGATCGGGGACAGACGGAGTCCGAGTTGCGGAGGCTGCTGGAGGAAATTGACGAGGCGAAAAAGGTGCGCGCGGCGCTGGTCATCGACGCAGACCGCCTCGCCCTTGCCGAGCAGCTAGACGATCTGGACGAACTGCGAAGCCGGATGCAAACGGCGGCGTTGGACCTCCCCAGACGCGAACGAGCCCATGAAGAGGCTCTTTCGGACATGGCGCGCATCGCTCGGGAACTGCAGGCACCCGAAGACTGCGATTTCACCGAGCTTGTCATGTCTCCGGGTGAAATTGCCATCCTTGAAGACCTGCGTGACAAGATGCGAGACGCCGCCGCGGCTTGGGAGACCGAGCAACGCGAAGTCGCGGGCTTGCAGACCCGCATCGAGCAGGCCCGGAAGGCACATCAATCATTGCTGGATGATCCGCCGCAGATGGGTTTGGTGGATCTGCTCAAGCGATTCGACGCCGATGCCCTGGCACCAGCAGTCGCCACGGCGACACAAGCCATCGCGTCAGCCGAAACTTTGCTGGAGCAGGCGCTCGACGCCCTTTCCGTAGGTGCCTGCAGCTTCAGCGCCGTCCCCGATTTCCCGGGCGATCCATCGACAGCAGCAGACATTGCCGAACGACTTGCCAGTCTAACGGAAAAGCTCGGGCGCTCAGACGACCGGTTGGAGCGTCTCGACGAAGACATTGCCGCAGCGGCAGCGAAGATCACCCAACTCTCGGAAAACGCCAGGATTGCGAGCGACGAAGAGGAACGGGCATCGCGGGCCAGGCGTGACGCCCTTTGGCAAGCACATCGTGAAACACTGACGTTGGAGAGCGCGGACAGCTTTGCGCCAGCGATGAAAACGGTGGACGACATCAACGCTGATCGTCTCGCCCACGCAAGTGAGCTCGGCGAACTGCGAAAGCTACTGCAGGATCTGGCAGACGCGGAGGCCCGCGCGACGACAACCCGGGAACAGCGCGATGGGCTCGCCGAGCAGGCACGGGAGCTCGAGAGCCACGTCCACGGCCTATGTTCGCAGATCGGGCTTCCGGCGCTTTCCCCTTCGGCCTTTTCAGACTGGGTTGCGCTCCACACCAAGGCCATAACCGCTGAGCGGCAACGGAACAGGCTTGCCGAACGCTATCGGGAGACACTGGATCGAGCGGAGCGGCTTCGTCAGGCGCTCACGCCCCTCGTCGCGTTGGAGACCCCGACATTGGATGGGGCGTTGCTCGCCGCGCGGCGTCTAGCCGAAACCGAACGCCGCTACCAGGACGAGGTGCGCTCAGCCTCAGACAAGACCGCCGCTCTTGAGGAGGATCTCGAACGCCGGCAAAACGAGCAAGGAGTCCTTCAGGACAGCGCCGAGAGGACGGCTGCGGCCTGGAAAACAAAGGTACATGAACTTTTCGGCGAGATGCTGTTGTCCGACCAACTTGCCGCAGGTCTCCGGCAGCTACGCGAACTACGCGAACACAACGAGAAACGACGACAAGCCGAACGCCAAGTTAAAGCGATGCAGGACGATCAACGCCGGTTCATGGAAGCCAGCGGCGTCATTGGTGCACGTTTCGGCATAGTGGAAACCGACCCTCTCGACACTTTCCGCCGCCTGCGGAAGCTCGCGGAGCAAGCGCAGGCTGACAAGTCACAGCACAAGGAGCTCGGCAATAAGCTTGAAGACGGTGCAACACGGCAAACGGAACTCGAGGCAAAGCTCGAAGACATCGACAGAAAGGTGGTGGAACTTGGTGCGGTGTTCCTGGAAACAGTGGATACCAGCACTATCGACGCCCTGCGGACCTCTGTGGGCAAGGGACTCGACGTCATCGCAAAAAGAAAACGAGTTGCCGAACTCGAACGGCAGATCCTCGACGATCTCTCGATGCGGAGGGTCGAGGAAGCCCGCCAAATACTTGCAGATGAAACCACAGCATCGCTCGAAGCGAAGGCGAAGTCGCTTGAGACCGATCTCAACCTCGCAGAAGAGCGGATGTCCTCCGCGACTGTAGCGCGTGCGAATGCTGAACGGGACCTCCGCAGTATCACCGGCGGCGCAGAGATCGCCGAACTGGTCGAGCGGCGCGCTACACTGCAGATGCAGATTGAAGAGGCGGTTCTTGACTACCTGGAGTGGGACTTCGGTCTGCGCCTCGCCGACGACGCCATCCGCCGCTATCGCGACAGGCATCGGAGCGACATGATGGCAGCCACTGAGCGTGCTTTTGCAGAGCTCACGAATGGCGCCTACCAAAAGCTGCTGACGCAACCGGACGGTGCGTCTGAAATCCTGTTGGCGGTCGATGGGAGCGGCACCCCCAAGCAGATCGGCGACATGTCGAAGGGAACGAGGTTCCAACTCTATCTGGCGCTGCGCGCGGCGGCCTACGAACAAATGGTAGCACAGGGCGTTCAGCTACCCTTCTTCTGTGACGACGTTTTCGAGACCTTCGATGAGGATCGTACGCGCGCAGCGTGCCGCTTGATGGAGCGGATCGGCAGAAGTGGCCAAGCAATCTACCTTACGCATCACCGTCACGTCGTCGAAATCGCCAAGGAAGTGTGTGATGCGCCGCCAGTTATTCATGAAATCTAAGGTGATAGTGAATTCTCATGATTCAGAGGTGGTCCGTTGCGCGATATTGTCCGGAGTATGAGGCAGACAATCGCCTCATGGCTGAAGCTGTCGGTCGAATTGAAGCCTTCGTCGCGGATAACCATGGGATGCAGAAGCAGATTTGGTGGGCGCAGGAGAAGGGGGTGCAATGAGCAACCTTTTCGACGTTGACGGCACCAATCTCGATCTTGGCTTCGAGAACCTGAAGGCGGCCGAACTCCCGATCGAACAGCAGCTTCACACTCTTCTGCAAGAGATGTGGGCACGCTATGAGCCCTATGCCGATCCGGACTTCCGACAGGGTTTCGCCCGCGACGTCGACGGACGTTTCTGGGAAATGTATCTTGGCTGCACGCTGCTTGAGGCGGGTCGAAGCTTGTTGCCCGCGGTCGAGCGTCAGCGCGAAGGCGGCCAGCCGGACCTGTGCGTTGTCAAAGACGGTCGCCGCATCTGGATCGAGGCCATCACCCCCGACGCAGGTGCGCCCGGTCCTGACCAGATCGTGCGCCCTGTGCCGATCAATGAAGGCGGGGGCCTTGTGGCCGCACCCATACGCCAGGCGCAACTTCGGACTTCCGGGGCGTTCTGGACCAAGGCGCAGAAGATCCGCCGCTACATCGAACAGGGCGTGATCGCGCCGGCTGACACCCGCATTATTGCTATCAGCGCAAGTCGCTTCGGCGTCTACGTCGCCGAGTGGCCATTACCACTCATCATGACGACGTTGTTTCCTATTGGCGACGCATATATCACCATTGATCGCGAAACTGGTGATCTCCTCGAAGAAGGCTTCCACGCCGCGCCCTTGATCCACCGCGAGCGCAATCCGATCCCACGCACGGCCCTCCTCGACGAGCGCTTCGCCGACATCTCGGGCGTGATCTGGTCACGGGTCGCTCTTGGCAATCTCTCGCGCCAGGTCCGGCCAATCACTTATGTCCATAATCCGCTAGCGCACATTCAATTGCCCACAAACTGGGGCGTCTGGGACCGTGAGTTCGTGACAACCCGGCAGGGCGAGGGATGGCAGGCCAGCGATATCCTCGCCTCGGCGGCCGCAGCGGAGGAGTCATGACGATGGAATCGGATGCGTGTGTCCGCCGCCTGCAGGAAGATGAGGCCAGCCATGGCCCCAGCCGATGAGCCGTTTCTGATTACCCCGATCAGCCAGCGCCAGTTCGAACTCTATGCGCTGTCGCTCGAACGCGGGCCAGATTTCGACCCCGCCCATATCTTCAGCGCCTATCAAGCCGGACGCGGCAGCGCGAGCGGCTGCATCCTCCTTGATTCGGAGCAAGGAACCTTCACCAGCGTCGCCTTGCGCCGGCGTGTCGATCACTGCTGGATCAAGGTCGACGAAGGCGGCCCCTATTCCACCCCCGAAGCCGCGCTCGACGGTCTCAGCATTGCCATGCGCGCCGGCGATCCGCCGGAGCCCTTGCCGCCGGGGGCCAGGCGCCGCCCGCTCTTGGTGAAGCCCGGAGCTAGCGGGACATCGCCGGAATTCGATCTGCTGACGACCACGATCAGCCATCTTCCGGCGCTCATGGCGATCGGCGAATGCTATCTCGCGCTTCCCAATCCTGACGCCAATTTTGTCCCGGATTTTCAGACCAGCAACTTCGCGTCCCGGCTGTTCGAACTCTACCTTGTCGCCTGCTTTCGCGAGCAGGGCCTGAGCGTCCGGCAAGATCATGTCTCGCCCGACTTCTTCATCGAGAAGAACGGCGACACGTGCTGGATCGAGGCAGTGACAGCGAACTCCGAGACCCCACGCGCCGGCGGGATCGGCGACTGGGTACATGCGCCTGAGGATCGCAACGAACGCCTGACGGGAGATCCGGCCGAGCGCTTCGCCAAGACGCTGCGGGGCAAGCTCCAGCGCAAGTATCATGCGATGGACCACGTGAAGGGCCAATCCTTCGCTCTCGCATTGGCAGACTTCCACCAGTCGGGTTCGATGGTCTGGAGCCGCGAGGCCCTGCCGACCTACCTCTACGGGCTGCGCGCCGATATCGAAGGGGAAGGCAAAGAGCGCCGCGCTGTCGGGACGCCGATCACCAACCTGACGGGCAAGCACGGCATTCCGGCGGGGCTCTTCCGCGATCCTGACTTCGCCCACCTGTCGGCCGTCATCTTCAGCAATGCGGCAACGCTCGCCAAGTTCAACCGGATGGGCTTCCTTGCCGGCTGGCGCCCTCCCAGGCTGATCATGATCCGGAGCGGCATCCTTTTCGACCGAACTCCGGGCGCGCTGGAACCGATCGACTTCAAGCTGTCGGTCGCCAGCGACGAATATCAGGCGCTCTGGCCTTGGGGCGAAGCCTGGTGCCAAGAGTTGGAGGTGTTCCACAATCCGCTGGCCACCCACCCTATCCCGTTCGACCTCATCCCGGGCGCGACCCATTGGTTCGAGCGCGACGGCGACATCGAATGCAGCACGATCTGGGCGAACTCGGTCCTTTCCTCGGTGACCCGTCTGCATATGGCTGGCGAAGCCCGGACGACGGGCGACGCGTATGACGAAGGCGACCCGTCATGATCGGGTCGCCCGCCCTATTCCCTCACTTGGAGAACCACAGGCATGACGACCGAGCCGTCCGACCGGGCAATTGTTCTAAATCTCCTTCGCGGCGCCGTGCCTGAGCGCGCCGACGAAATCAGCAGCCTCTGGAGCCAGTACGGCCATGCCGTTGAAGTCGCGCCGAGCACCAAGGGCGTCACCATGAACGCCGACGCCACGCGCATCCAGTTTGACACCAAGACGATCGACCTCTTCTGGTTGTTCGGTTTCAACGCCTGGCGCGCCATCGAGGTCTATTCACCCGCGCTGGTGCTCGCGACGATAACGGGATTGCCGCTCGACCAAGCGCTCAACGCTGACACCGAACGAGGTCCGTTCGAGCTCGACTACAAGCAACGCTTCGCCAGCGCCCAATCCCTTATTTCAGCCGATCGGACCGCCGATATCTCTTGGCCCGCGGATATCCCCGAACCGACTTCCGATCGTGAAAGCCTGGGCGACGTCAAGCACTTGGCGGCGTTCGATCTTGTGGCGTTCGCCCTGGCGTTCTCGCTTCTACACGAATTCCAACACGTCATGTACTGCGCCGACAACAGTGCTCCTTCGGCGCTGCCCGAGGAGGAAATCGCCTGCGACACCTATGCCCGCGACTTCATGACGAGCGGCCTTGCAGCCTATGCAAAGAAGCACCGGCATAACTTCGCCGAAGTCCAGCAGAAGCGCGCCATGGGGATAGCGCTCGCGGCCGTGATCATCCATGCGATGACGCCGACCCACGCCCATTGGGGTAATCAGAAGTATCCGCCGATGGCCGAGCGGCTGACGGCGATGATCAGCGGCTACAGCCTTCCTGCCGGTTCGCCCTTCTGGCTGTTCACAGCCTGTCTCCTGATCGCGCTCATGCGGCAGGACCACCGCCCACTCGACGTGATCGCGAATTCAAACCAGGAGATGGTCGAGGCTTTGCTCGAACGGCTTCGGTAGGGCCCAAGGGAGTGGGTTAAGTCGTAGCACTCTCGCCCGACAGCTACGAAAAGAACCGGTGCATTGCCTTCGCAGGTATATGAAGGACTTCGGCCCCTCTTGCTTCCACAGTGCTTCCACGGTTGGCGCAAACGCAAACGCCGCCCCGAAGGGCGGCGCTTAAGCGTTTGATAACGCGACTATTTTTGGTTGCGGGGGCAGGATTTGAACCTGCGGCCTTCAGGTTATGAGCCTGACGAGCTACCGGGCTGCTCCACCCCGCGCCGGGATATTTTGCATGTGTTTTTGATTTTTCGTTTTGAGAGT